AAAGTAGAAGGATGTTTATATATTTCTTCTTTTTTAGAAACTTTTGGTTATTTTAATAGTAAATGGGAATTTAATTATGGTAATAAAATAGATACAATTAAAGAAGGTATTATAATGAATTATTTTTTTATTAATCAATATACAATGTTGGGTGGAATTGAAAAGATTGATATTACCAAACTTAATTCATCAGATGATACCATTTTATTATTAGCAACTTGTGAAGCTGTTAATAATGGAGGAGGTGAAAAAAATTATATTAAATCATATTTAAAATATTATGAACAATTAAAGGATGAAAAAAGACAATCTGGTCTTGTAACATTATCATCATTAGAAACAATTCGTTTAAATAAATCAATTAACAGTATTGAATATTCAACTAGTCATGGCGGAAACGGATGTGCTATTAGAACAGCACCAATTGGTTTAAAATATTGGTCGGATTATGATAAAGTATGTGAAGAAGCTTTAATAGCATCATTAGTTACACATAATTATCCAATGGGTTATTTGGGTGGCGTTGTATCTGCCCTTTTTACTGCTTATGCAGTAAAAAATATAAATCCTTTTGAATGGTCAAAAAACTTAATTAAATTACATAAAGAAAATTATTTTATTAAATTAGTTTCAAAATATTCAAAACAAAATATTGAAAAAGAAGTTAATGATTATTTTCTTTGGTGGGATAAATATAATGAATTAAGATTATCAAAAATGAAATATAGAAACTTACCTATTTTTATTAATCCAAATTATAAAATTCAAGATTTAACTAATTATACACCAATTGAATATCTTACTAAAATGAGAGGATATAACAATATGGGTTCGAATGGTTTAGAAGCTGTTATTTTAGCTTATGATAATTTATTATTATCTGCTAATCCTGATAATAAAATTAATGCAAATGTTGATATTGATAATCCTGAATTTAATTGGTATACTTTATTTTTTAATAATGTTTTTTTCTTTGGAGATAATGATTCTATTGGAGCTATATCAGGAGCTTGGTATGGAGCTTTTTTAGGAATAGATAAATTTCCATTAGATAAAATTAAAGAATTAGAATTTTATCAAGAAATAAAAAAAAATATTGAATTATTTTAATTATAAATTTATTATAGATTCAATTATTGCATCTGATGTTCTAGGACCATTATAATCTATTTTTTTATTATCTTTTTCTATAATTATAGTAGGAAATCCAGGTATTTCATAATTAACACACATTTGTTTATTAGATGCATTATCACATTTTATATCATATGCTTGTATATTAGCTAATTCATTTCTAGATTTTATTTCTTTTTGAAATTTATCCCACTCTGGTTGAAAACGAACAGAATAACCACACCAAGAAGTATTAAAATTATAAACTTTAATTAAATTAGACATTTTATTTTCAGAATTTTCAAATTTTTCTTTTTTTATTTCTTTTATTAATTCTTTTGTTAATTCTTTTGTTATTTCTATTTTAGGAATAGTAGTTGATAAACATACTGAGGTTTCTCTAGTAAAGACAAAATAATAAAATATTATTAATAAACCAAATATTATTATCCAGCTTTTTAACGTTAAACCATAAAATTTTTCTCCTAAATTAAACATTAATTTAATTTAGAAAAAATATTTAGTTTTTTAAAAAATATTTTCTACTATTTAATATATAATGTTGGATAAAGAATTGGAATATAGAATAAAACAATTACAAGAAAAAATAGGAAATTTTGCATCAAAGGATTACAACACTTTGAAAAAAGAACGTTCGGAAAAAATCAAGGAAGCGAGTACAGCTGCGCTATTACCAATGGAAACTGATGTAATAATGGATGAGCTTAGATATTTAGCTGTAGATGCTATAGTTGCTAATAATGCAATCAAAATTGAACAAATATTAGAATTGGTTGGTGACTTAAATAGACTAAATGAACTACCAAAAACAATACCAGGTACTAATACAATATCATTTTTAAATAAGGATACAAAGTGTGGAAATAAAATAGATGGTAATTTGTGCCTTGATATGATAGCTAAGTGTTTATTTGCTAAAGATGCTGAAGAGTGTGTAAAGGAATGGTCTGGAATTGATTGGAGTAAAACTATTGATATAAAAACTATGGACGGTGAATTAGCATATGAATTAGCAACCAAGATAGGTTTAGTAAATTCAAGTGTTAATGATTTATTAACTAATGGGACACTACCAAAAGGTTTAAGTAGTTCCACCATAGCGGTTTTAAATGCTATTAAAAAAAAAATTTCACCAAATCATAATGAAAAACCTGTTATTAATGCCGTATATGCCATACAACCAGCCGTATATGCCATACAACCACGTAGCACAACAGTCCTAATGAGAACTGGTCAGATTGGTGGAGGTAGTATTAATACTCAAGTTTTACGTGCTAATATTATAAGAAAATTTGATAATTTAAATATTAACTTATCTATGAATGGAGGTTATTATCATACGTCAGCTAATGTATTTAGAGCTAATTTAGAAGAATTAGATCTTTTATTAAAAAGAAAAAACCAAGAAATTGATAAAAAAGATAAACAGGACCTTCTTAGTCAGATTGGTAGCTTAGAAAGAACTGAAATCAGAATAAAAAAAGCTTCTACATATATTGATTTTTTAACAAAAGCTATTAAAACAGGAAAAATAGATATAGAGAAACAAGTAGAAAAAGGTAAGCAGGTTACAGCAGCATTATTAGAAGAATTGTATACAAAACATGAAGAATCTACAAAAGCTGGTCAAATAAAAAATGTAAATTTATTGAATATTTTTACAAACTTGACAAATATGGTTACTAAATCTGATTTGACTGATGCAATAAATACTTTACAGAAAACCATAACTAGTCCTCCTGTTGGTTCTCCTGTTGGTTCTAATGCTATTGGTGTTGTTAATAACACTGCCATTGCCACTGATGAAGCAGAAAAAAAGCATAGAGAAAGTATGACGCGTCTTGCGACTAGATTTGCTGAACTAAATACAACCTTTTTGCAGGAAGTTGATAAATTACAAAGTGAGAAAACTCTACTAGAAAGAAAACTAGCAGAAGATGGTATAAAAAATGCTGCTGAGTTGGCTACCCTAGAAACCAAATATAATGATCTGGGAAAAATACTGCAAGCCAAACACAATAAAGAAACAGAAAAATTAAGAAGTGAAGCAGAAGAATTACAAAAACATATTGATAATTTTAAAAAAAGTGGAATTAAATCTAGTCCTGCTCCTGCTCCTCCACCACCGCCTCCTGCTCCTCCACCACCGCCTCCTGCTCCTCCACCACCGCCTCCTGCTGCTGCCGTTGGTGTTGTTGGTGTTGTTGGTGACGCTGATGCCGCTGATGGCGCTGCTGCCGCCAACAGGATTATTGTTAGCGCTTTAAAATTAGACAGTACCAAACCTAATGACCCTAATGACCCTATTGTTCGTCCTTTTGCTCCTCTTCCTGCTCCTCTTGTTCCTCCTTCTCCTTCTCTTGGTCTTGTTCCTCCTCCTCCTCCTCCTCCTCCTCCTCCTCCTCTTGGTCTTGTTCCTCCTCCTCCTCCTCCTCCTCCTCCTCCTCCTCCTCCTCCTAATCCTGTTAGTCTTCCTAATTTAGGTTCTATTAGTAATCAAAACCGTCAACAACAGGAAATAACGAATACTGAAAATGCAATTACCGCCGCTAGAGCCGCAACTATTAACACTAATACTTTAGCGGCTCAAATCGGTAGATTGAAAAAACGCGTAGTTCCAGATAAAGTTCCAGATAAAGATGAAGATGAAGATCAGGACCCAGGACAAGGACGAACAGTACAAAAAGCACCAAAACAAACAGGAGTAGAACTAGACCCACAAGCGGCACGTATGTTATCTATTTCAAGGGCCCGCGAAGCAGCACAAGAAAGTACACCAGAAGAACGACCTGCTTCTGATTGGGATAGAAAATATAGAAAATATAGAAATAATTAATAATATAATATGAATAAAATATCATATTAAAAGATTAGTATATAAACTTATAATAATGGGATTAGGATTATTATTATTAGTTTCCGTAGGAAAAGAAAATATTTATTTATCTTCTGAACCAGAAATTACTTTTTTTAAAATAGCATATAAAAGACATACTAACTTTTCTATTGAAACAATAACACAATATTTTAAATCAAGTCCTGATTTTGGAAGAAGAGTAACTGTAAATTTATCAAAAACAGCAGATTTATTAGGTGGAATACATTTATATGTTGAATTACCTGATATTATTATGGAAAATCATTCTACATTATCTACAGGAATTAAAAAATTTGCATGGGTTAAAAAAATAGGATTAGCTTTATTAAATTATGTTGATTTAGAAATAGGTGGTGTTTTAATTGACAGACAATTTGGTGATTATCTTAATATTTGGGGAGAGTTAACAGTTAATTTAGGTTTGAAAAAAGGATTAAATAAAATGTTAGGAAATGTAGATATCCTTACAAATTATACTAATGGTAAAAATTCATATAAATTATATATACCTTTAAATTTTTGGTTTTGTCAAGATTCTGGATTAGCTTTACCAATTATTGCAATGGTTCATAATGACATCAAAATTCATGTACAATTTAATGATTTTAATAAATGTTATGTTCAATCACCAACACATTATTTTAAAACATTTGAACCATTTACATTGTTTAAAAAAGACGAAATAATAAGACAAACTATTGGTACACAAACTATTATTGGAAAATTTATATATTTTGATGAAAAAAAAGGATTATTATATTATGATAAAATAAAAGATGATTTTTTAGTTCCTTCTAAAAATAATGATATAAATTACGTTATTACAGGAGATGAAACTAATTTTCAACAAAATATATATTCTTCAGAAATTATTATTAAAGATGAAAATTATTTCAGATTTAATATACCCTCTATACAAAATTCTTATTTATTGGTAAATTATATTTATTTGGATAATGCTGAAAGATTTATTTTTATTAATAATGAACACGAATATTTAGTTCCAGTAATCCAAAATATACAAGAACAAACATTTTATTCAACAAATATATTATATAAAATACCATATTATAATCCAATAAAAATTATTTTTTGGAGAGCACAATTATTATCAAATTATAACTCTAATGATTTATTTAATTATACATTAGAACCAATAGTATCTACAACAAATAAAATAATTGAAACTGAACATCTAGTACTTAATTCTATTAATAGAATGGAATTAAATAAATCAGAATATTATACTTATATACAAGTTTATCAAAATAAATTTGTTTCTCCTCAAGATGGTATTCATATGTTTTCTTTTGGAATTAATCCATTAGAATATCAACCATCAGGAACATTAAATTTTAGCAAAATTGACGATTCATATATTAAAATTAATTTTAATAAAGTAATTAATTATCAAAACCCTGTTTTATTACGTTCTTATGGAATTCAATTAAATTTATTTAGGGTAATAAATGGATTAGGTGGATTAGGTTATTATTTATAAAATATTGCTAATCAATCCAAGCTAATGTAGATATTCCACTCATAATTCTTAATAAGTTATATTCTCTTACAATAGTTTTTAAGATAACTGGTTTAGTTACTACTTGATAATTATTTTCAGATTTTAATACAATATCATCAAGTACAGAAAAATTTAAATGTCCTGAATGTTGATTATCTAATGGATTTAAAGCAAATGAATAAACATAATAACCTGTATCTACTGAATTTAAATATTTTTGATATGGTACTAATTTATTAAAATACGTATGTCCAATTTCTCTAAATAAATCAGAACCATTTGATTTTATTACCATTGACTCTATTACTGAAATAGGTGTATTTATTTCTTTATAATTATAAATTTTAGTATAATATAATTCTAAATTATATTTTTTTCTATTTAAATTTGATAAATATTGTTGATATTTCTCATCTAAATATATTGTCATTTCCATATCATATTTTCTTAATATTTGTGATCTATTAAATGATATATATCTTTCTGAATTTTTTAATCTATTTTCTTTTATTGCTATTCTTATTATTTCAAAATCTTTAGAATTATCTGTATAAATATCGGTTTTAATACCAGTTTTAATAAATTCATTATATAATATTCTATTATTTTTATATTCTTGTTGCCAATCATCTATAATAATTTTTGTATTGTAATAACAATTATCATAGCTGTTTAATATTTCTGTTTTATAGTATATATCTTTTATAGGATTTTTAAATATCATTTTAATTGTTGTACTAGTTTTATCTATCAAATTATCTGGATATTGTATAAATCTTTCAATTAGATATTCGTGTTTATTATTTCCAAACATTTCTCTTTCAAATGTATCTAAAATAATACCATCAATATTAACTTGAATATTAATCTCTGGTTCTGATATAATAGTATAATTAGAACCTAATATTTTACTTAATTTATTTAATTTAAATTTAAGAGAAACATCTGAATAAGGTAATGATATTAATGGTAAATACATATTAGCTTGATTACTAAACCAAAACTCTAATGGTATCATCAATCTCATTTTACCTTCATAATCATATATTTTTGTAAGTTTATCTATTTGTTTCTTTTTTTGAGGATCTTTTAAAAATTGATATTGCATTTCAAATGTTGTTTTATCTAATCTTTCTATTATTTGGTCACCAATACAAAAATCAATACTTTCAAAAATATTTCTATAAATATCAGAATTAAATAAAACAGGTTCCGATATTTTTGTGTTAATATAGCTTATTTTTTCTTCAAGATTAAATACTAATTCTGGAGTAGGTTCAAATTTTTTATTGTGATATATCTTTTCTAATATAAATTTACCATATCTACCTATAATTGAAAATTTATTTTTATCAGTACTTAAAAAATTAAGATTATCTATATCAAAAATATTATTATGTTGAACAAATAAATCATAATTTTTTAATCCATTTGATTTATAAATTTCATAAGTTATATAAGTCTTTTGAATCATAGTTGCCTTTATATTAATTAAAGTTGTATCTGTATCAACTATTGTTAAAGAATTAATATAATTGGTTTGAATATCTTTATTTGTAATAATACATAATGGATTTTTATGTAATATTGTGCCTTTTATCATACTTAAATAATTATTAATTAATACATCGTATGTATTTAATAAATCAGTTATAATTATTGGTACATTTGAACTTGGATCAGTTATCCTATAAATAAATTGTCCAACTTCATTGCCATCATTATTAAGCACTTGTAAATAACCGTTAGTATTTATATCAAAATTATTAAATAATTCGATCTTATAGATTTGATTATTAATAGGTTTAATAATTTTTTTTTGAATAATAACTTGTTTAAATACAATATCTCCAGAAATTACACCATTAAACCAATTGATTATTAAATTATTTTGATTAATTGATATATTCAAAATGTCCACATAAGTATTATTTAAAATATAATAATAATCAGAATCCATAATTAACTTTTGTGGAATTGTAAATGTTATTGTATTTTTATCTGAATCATATATATATTCAGAATCATATATATTAAAAGAGTTAATTACTCCACCAAATACATTAGTATAAATTTGTTCATCCGTTAAATATTTATCTATTGTAAATTTAATACCAGATAAATCTTGTATTACATCAATCGATAATTTGAAATCTGAGTTGTTTGTATATGAATTCATATCTCTAATAAAATCATCAATTATAATAGAATTTTCAAGTTTTTCTAGATTAATCACATTACTATTATAACTTAAATCATATAAAATAAAACAACTTGAAATATCATTAAATGGAACAAAATTATTAAATCTATATAAATAAATATTTGTCATATCTAATACTTTAATTGGTTCTGGTGGGTATTCACCAATTTTAGCATAATGAACTAAATTATTAATTTTATATGTTTCACTTAATGAAGAATTAACTATAACATCAATAATACTATCGCTAATAAATTTTATATCAATTACTTTAATTTCATCATTAATTAAAAAGTTATTTGGTACATTTTTAAAATTAATATAATCAGCATAATTAATTAATGGTTCATCTAATGTTAAATGATATAGTTTTTCACCTATAAAAGTACAAGTATTTGGTGATTTAATAGTTATTACTATTTTTGGATTAATAAATTGATTAATTATACCATTAACTGTTATTTTATTTTCTAATATATTTTCTATTTTATAATAGTTGGAAATATCATTATAATAAACACTATAATCAGGTGATGTAATATTAATAGAAATATTTAATTTAATCAAAGTAATTATTGTTTTATTATTTGATATATTATATTCATATACACCAATAGGAGTTTCTGCTTGAATATAAGATGAAAAAGATTCTAAATATATAGGTGATACTAAATAATTATCATATAAACTAAATTCAACTTCTTTATATTTAATTGTTGTAAAATTCTTTAATAAATCATTCAAATTAT